GAGGCGCCGACCGAGCTCGGGCGAGCGATCGGCAATCCGTACGGATCAGCGAGGAGCGCGCTCAGACGGGGCTCTCGCGCGTACGCGACGTCGCTTAGAGCGAAGCCGATGACGTCACGCGCTTCGGACAGACCGCGCTGTAAGATCTTGAGCGACGCTAGGCTCTTCGAGAGCGGATCGCCAGACCCCTTGTAGACGAAGCCGTACGGTCCGACGATGGGCAGCCCGCCGAGTTCGGCGGGGGTGATCAGCATCGTGCGGATGGCACGGTCGTCGGCTGCTCCGAGAAGTGGGCGGAGATGAGGTCCGTATACCCCGTGTCCCCAGCACGCCTCGATCAGATACATTGCGGCGTGGAATAGGCCGAGCCAATAGCATCGCCCGGGACGCTTCGACGACTCTGCTGCGCCGACCGCACCGCTGAATATCGAGGCGATGAACGCAGAGAGTGAGGGGAAGTCGAGCGAGGACGTCGGAGTCAGACGCATTAGACTCTTGACCGAAAGCGGGTAATCGACACCTCGCACGTAGACGACCTTCGAGTAAGAGAGGATGCTCTCCGAGACAATGCACTCCTCAGGTTTGATCTCATGGAAGATGTCGGCCATTGCTTTCTCGCAGCGTTCGATCACCTCTCGCGCGACCTCGTGAGCGTCGTCATGCTCCGGGATCTCCAGACGGCGGCGATAAGACACGACGATCACCACGTTGTCGCCTTGTTCCGACAGTGTGTAAGCGACCGGCATCGACCGCAGACCGGAGCGCAGACGTGTCGCGGTCATCACCGTCCAGAGCTTCTGAGCGATTCCTTCGAGCCCCCCTAGATGTCCGAAATGGACAAGGTCGCTTTCGACAACCGTGTCTCTCTCGATCGTCTGCGGTCTGAGCCCCGCTGTGCGAATGACCATCATGCATCGCTCGAAGAACTCATGAACGAAAGTGAAGGAGCGCCTGAGACCGAACAGTCGATTGATCTGGTGGCCGATCGCGTTGACGGGCCCCTTCCTGCATCGGACGTTCCAGGACGCAAGATCGATCGTCGCGATGACGCGTCCGAATACAGCACGACGGTTCGGACGCGTGGTCGTCAAGAACCGCTCATGGACATCCTGCTTCGAGTCAGTCATGGTCACCTCCGGAAAGAATGGGAGAATTCCTCGCGCGATATTCGCCTCGAGCAACGCGAAGAAACATCTCATCTCCAGACTCATCATAGTGAACATCCGAGCCTCGGTCTTGAACTCTTTCTCCTTCGGCACAGTGACGCAGACATAGTGGTCGTCAGGGACCTCGCCCTGCTCGACGGCGTCGACCATAGCGCGGGGGAAAAACTCGCGGCGTCGGAGTATTTCCAGGACGAGACGTCTCTCAGTCGACGCATGTCCGCGATCCCAGGCCAGATGAGTCTCCGAGCGTAAGTAGGCGATCGACTTGTCGTCGATGAGCTCAAGGTAGTCGTCGTAGTACTCCAGATCAAGAATTTTCTGAAGCCGCGCGTAATTCCAGTCGGTCAGCGGATAGGCGCCTTCGGGGAATGACAACGAGTCAGAGTTTCGCAGACGCTCGAGAGTGGTCCTCCGCCCGGAGAACGATATAGGAGGCCATTTGTGGTACCGAGAGATATACCCCCTGACAAAGGAGTCGCAGAACTGATGGCTCAGATCGAAGAGTGCAGAGGGACGCGTCTCGTCGGGAAGCTTAGCGATCCGCCTCGCTTTCTGGCCCGAGACACGGACGTCTATCAACGGATGGCCGCACAGTTTCTGAATCCCGAAGAGCTCAGTGACGACGTAAGGCTCCGGGGCTCCTGTCAGAACAGTTGTCTCGTATAGTGTGGCGAGCGATTGAGGGCGCGAGCCGCTTGCTTCGAGCCCGAGTTTCTCGCGGATGTCCAGCTCTTTCTGCTCGACCTTTGCGATCATGTCGTCGTACGAGTCTCCTGGTCCGGACATTACATCGCCAGCCGAGCGTGCGAGATACGTCAGCGCGAGTGCTTCCGTGTTCTTGGCGATCTCGAAGCCGAGGTTTCCGTATCGGATTAGGCACTCCTCCTGCCAGCGAGTCGACTCTTCCATGCGCCGGTGGAGCGTCGACTCCGGCCCGTATAAGTAGAGGATCGCCATGGACGCGTTGTACCGGCACATGCAGCAATCCGATATCATAAGGAGCTGCTCGTACGTCATCACGACGACGTTCTGCTCTGCTAGAGGGGCCCACACGATGCATAGATCGGAGGAGATCACGCCGCGGATCTCTGGCTCGTTGATACGGACCGGGTCGCGGGATCCACTCGCGCGCGCTTCGACGTACTTGTCGACGACTCGCTTGTAGATCCTGTAGCGAGCGAGGTACAGTCGTTGCTCCGCGCTAGCCTGAGGAGCCACCCCGGGCGAGTACTCGATCCCCGAACGCTCGCAACACCATTCGTCGAAGCACTCGATGACCGGGGCGACGACTCTTTCGGCTCGTTCAAGGTCGGCTGTCTCTCGAAGGTCTACGGACGGAATCACGTTGTACCAGGCGGGGTACCGCTCCGGTCGAAGGACTGGGGGCAACTCCACTCGGTAGGGGAGATGCGATCTCGCGGCCTCGATGACGCGCTGAAGACTAGCTAACGTTTTCGTTCGGAACTCCGGAGAGAGCCCGAGGGCCTCGACTGTAGTGGGTACGTCGGGAGCCTCCGCCAGCGTAGCGTCGTGCGCCCAAGCTCGATAAGCATCGTATACACGCAAGCTCGTGTCGACAATCGGGGAGTCAAGATGCGATGGTGCGAAGTAGACTGACTGCATTGTTGTGATCTTCGGATCACGGTTTTTGTTTAATCCGGTGTCCTCAGCATTCTGCTTGGCATCGTCGACACGAGGGCTCTGCTTCTTGCCGCGTCAGAGGGACTTCTCAGCACTAAGGCTCCGCGTTCTCCGACAGGATCGTTCTATCGACGAACTCTCTCAGCGTGTGTCGGACGGGACCGTGCGCTGAGTCCCAGCCTACGGCCTCGCAGAAGTATAGACTGGCGACTGGATCGAGCGTCTCATACACCTCCCCTGGTCTCGCGAGACGCCACGCATACGCATCTACGCATTGCGGGCGCTGTGCGAGTGTGCGGCGAATCGAGATTCGGAACGCGGAAGCGGGGAAGACTAGGATCGCGCGCACGCCACGAGCGGCGATCGCTCTCTCTAGAAGTCGATACATCTCGCCAAGGCCTTCGAATTCTTCCGGACCAATCGCCATGGTCCTCGTCTCGACGACGGACCGATGTATACCGTCGAGGTACCTCGAGATGACTCCCCCACTCGTCGAGTCTTCGGACACCACTAAAACAGTCGCTCGAATCAGTCGTCGCGTCGCCATCGATAGGAGGTTTTTCTTAATTCGACACGGGTCGATTATTCTTCTTTACGCAGTCTCGAGATCACGCGTTGTCCTGACTTAGTCGGCGGCTATTTGAGAGCCTCGATCTCACCCTTCGCCTCGACGAGAGACTCATTGTAGTCGGCGGTATCTCGGTCAGCGATCTGCATCATCGCTCCGACGTCGACTGTCGCCATCTGGCTGACGACGGTGGCATAGTCTCCGTCCCCGAGTGACTCTGTGTTCGCTGCGCGCGATAGAGCGGTGACGGCGCGTAGGACGCTCGCATTTCCCTGACGGGCGACGCTCAAAGTGGAGAACAGTTGCTCCGTCAGGGCGGACATCGCCTCGAGAGCAGCGACGATCGACTCTCGCTCGCCAGAGGATCGTTGTCTCCGAC